CCCGCCGTAAGAGCAATATAGAAGTTTTAGAAATTAAATACGGAGGTATTGAAATGACGTTAAAAGAGATTTTGGAAGCTGGTGGGGGAATCCTTTTTGTTGTTCTTACATTAGTACAGGTAGCGCCAATCAAGGTAAATCCTTGGACAGCATTGGGACGATCAATTGGTCGCGTACTGAACAAAGAAGTCATGGACAAAATCGAGGAGGGAAACGCTAAGAATGCACGTTACAGAATTATTCGATTTAATGATGAGGTTAAGCATGATGTAAAACATACAGAGGAACATTTTGACCAGATTATTGAAGATATTGATACTTATGAAAATTATTGTAGCGATCATCCTCACTTTCCAAATGGAAAAGCAGTTCATTCGATTTCGAATATCAAGAAGATTTATGATAAATGTAGTGACGAACATTCTTTTCTGTAAACACTGGAGGCGGCAGGTAAAATGAAAAAAAGATTAAAAAAGATAGTTACGACTGTAAAAAAAGTTGGAACTTTGAATCTAGTGCTGATTTTGGTCGGCGTCTTTTTTGTTTGGTTCAACTGGCAGATGATTCTTGTGTTCCGGGAATGCGGAAGTATGCCGGAAACATATGCCTGCGCAGTTGTGGCGGCAACCATTGGAGAGTGTGGCATATGCGGCTGGATCCGGACAAACAAAGACAAACAGCAGGATCGGAAATGGCAGAAACAGGATGAAAAAGAAGGACGAGAACAAAATGATTCCGACATGAATGTCGGGAACATAGATGAGGAGGATAATTTATGACATTAGAATATTTTTTACTGTTACTTATGATTGTATCAATCTTTACCGGCTTAGTGACTGAAGGTATTAAGAAGTTGCTTGAAGAGTCAAAAAAAACCTACAAGGCAAATTTCCTTGCAGGAGGGGTGGCTGTAGCTTTATCTCTGCTTGTTGGAGTTGGGTACATTATTTTGATGGAGGCGCAGATTAATAGCAAGATGGCAGTATACCTTATTGCACTGATCCTGCTTTCATGGCTGTCTGCAATGGTTGGATATGATAAAGTCATTCAGTCACTTGGACAGATCAAACTCCCGAATAAGAACGAGTAGTTAGGAGCCTGTTTTAAGGCTCCTTTTTGCGAGGTGGACTTATGGATAAGCAAAATATAACTGTATTGAGAAAAATACTGTACGCAGTGGAATCTGGAGATCAGGTATATGGTAAGCAGGATTATTCCTGCTTTGCTGGGGTCGGAGCGAACTGTAGCAATGAAAAAGCTATTACGATCGGTGCGGGCCAGTGGTACGCAGGAGAAGCAAAAGAACTGTTATACCGGATTCAGAGAGCAAACCCGAAGTTATTCAAAGACATGGATAATGCAGGTATGGAAAAAGACCTGCTGATGAAGAGCTGGGATACATACGCCGTAACAGCAGAATCTGCGAAAGGAAAATGTATCGTAGACATTATCAGCACTGACCTGGGGAAGAAATGCCAGGATCAGTACATGGAAGACCAGATACAAGCGTATATTCCGATCATTGAAAAAGCATATGGAACCATGGAAGATTCTGCCATGATGGAATGCATCAATATCCTACATCAAGGTGGCTTTGATGCATTGAAAAGAATCTTGTCTAAAACTCCAGAACCATATACTGCAGACAAGATTTATGTAACACTGTGCCGGGATCCGGCAGACCCGACGCCGAACCAGGTAGGGGATTATACAGACAGGCAGAAAGCTGTCATAAACATGATTCACACATATGCTGATAACACAGAGAAAGAAGGTATTGCAATGACTAAGACAGAAAAAGCAATAAGACAGATGGAGACATGGGCGAAAGATGATTCTCATGGCTACGATCAGGACTACCGCTGGGGAGAAAAAGGAGATTACGACTGTTCCTCCGCTGTAATTCAGGCATGGCAGAACGCCGGAGTTCCAGTTAAGTCTGGTGGCGCTACATACACAGGAGATATGAAGAACGTATTCCTGAAAAATGGATTTGTAGAAGTAACGAGCAAAGTTAACGTAGCAACCGGATCTGGTCTGCTCAGAGGAGATGTGCTGCTGAATGAAGCGCATCATGTAGCCATGTACTGTGGAAATGGTAAAGAGGTAGAAGCCAGCATCAACGAGAAAGGTACCGCTCATGGCGGCAAACCGGGAGACCAGACTGGTAAGGAGTTTCTGATCCGGAGCTATCGGAACTATCCTTGGAATTGCGTACTCAGGTATAGAGGGAATATTTTCTCCGCTTCTGACACAGAAAAGAAGCAGAACGTAGTAGCCTATGTAGCGAGATTTACAAAGGACTGCAAATGCTACAGTGTAGCTGGTAAGACTCAGGCGAAAATGTTCCCAGTGATTAAAAAGAATGCGGTTGTAGATGTGATGAAATACACCGAAACCGTAAATGGTAAAAAGTGGTATTTTATCCGGATTCCACATCCGACAGAAGGATTCGTAAGGGAGTTCGTCCCAGCCGGATACTTCAAGAAGTTGATTTAACAGGCGGTGCCTTCTAAAAACACATTAAAATATATCACATCAAAAGGAACTCTGTAAATGGAGTTCCTTCCATATATTACCGCTATTTTTTTATACATTGAATATGATAATATGAACAAGCTTCGCTTATCAAGATTTCGATAGGATATAGCCAAAAACGATATAATCTAACAAATTCCGTCGTGTATTACCATAAAGTGGTAATTTATAACGGAAGGAGCAATGGCATGATAAAAATTTTGCTATCGAAAAAGCTTGGGGAATTAAGACTTACTCAGGCGGACCTGGCAAGGGCGACAGGAATACGTCCTAACACTATCAATGAGTTGTACCACGAGCTCACGGAAAGGGTAAACCTTGAGCACCTTGATCTAATATGCGAAGCGCTAAACTGTGAACTAGACGAATTGATCATTAGGGTGCCGAACAAAGAAACGTCAGTTGTCCATACACGCCAGGGAACCCTGAAACCCAACAAAAAGATGTAGCCGCTGCAACGATTACATCTTATTAAAGAGGGGAATGTTATATCCCCCTCTTTAATTCATTTCTTTTAAATTATATTCTAACGAATCGTACAAATAATCTGTATCAAATCCCATATCTTTGTAACCTTGCAATACAGTTTCAACATAACGATTAGATGGTTTTCCCACAGTGGCTGAGTCAGGCAACAGATATATCATAGCCTTTTTCCTTGTGCCGTTTTTTAGTTGCACAAATACATTTTTCTTTCTATAAAATCTCGGATAGCCCTCATACAGATCAAGAGCCTTCTCGTTTTTATTATCGATATTCCAAACAGCAACAGGAACCCTACTTCCTTTTTGCCTTTTGACGGTCGCATAAGATCCTGTGCGGCTTCCCCTGTAAAGCAATTTCCAATTTATCAGATATCCAGTAAATGCGACTGTTGCTCTGGGGCAACGGTATGACATTTGCTGTACATTGAGATTGCTGCCGTATGCTACATATAACATGACATTCCCTTTCTCCCCGTCAAGCCGGTAGGACAGCTGATTTATAACTAAGCAACCTGTTCCGCTTTTGCATTTTCGCGAAGCTGTTTCATCATGTGAAGTCTGCAGGTTTTGAACTCGTCTCCGTAAAGTCCAAGTCTGTTTGTAAGGATGTTGTACATCAGAGTGACTTTTTTCTTTGCTGTGTATCCGTTCATGGATCTAAATACGACTTTGTCATCAGATTCGATGGACCATGCAGAGAGTGCTAAACAAAACTGTACATACGCTTTAATTTTTCCTGCATGAAGAGTGCTATTAAAAAGTCTGAATTCGACTGTGCCTTTCTGGAAGAAGCTATGAAGATTCAATGCGTGGTATCTTGTAGAGTTATAATGCTGATGATTGATCCCACCACAGTAGCCATCGTTTGCTGGGCTGTACCAAATTTTCTCAACGGAATCTGTTGTGATGTTTTTGTCTTTTTTCATTGTATCAAGTAAATTCTTGCAAACTGGCTGGCACCAACGATATTTTCTGTCACCTACTGCAAGCGCATCGTAAATGATTTCCTGCCGGCTATACATGAAATTTACCAGACGGCGAAGAGATGTTGCGGTATGGTTCGCTCCGTCTACATGAATATGGATTCCGCATGAACTGTGAGGAACTCCGCCGATTTCTCTGAATTTACGGATGATTGCCTGCAATGTATCAAGATCTTCGTATTTAAGAATCGGTGTTACGAATTCAACTCTGTATTCGTCTATGCTCTCAGCTCCAACTTTACGAATTGGATGGATTGAGCTGTCTCGCATTACCTTCCATTTTCTTCCCTGTGAATCCTGAATGGTTCTTGTCTGGTAACAAGTGTGATCTGGTCTGGAAGCTGTAGTTCCGATGATTTCTGCAACTGCATCAGCGGCCATCTTTCTTGAAATACCTGTAAATTCAACCTCAACACCGTAGTTCTGTTTCTTTAAAAGTTCTGACATATCATTTTCCTCCTATTATCTCTCAAACATTCGCACCGTCTATGCGAATGTTTGTTCTGCTGTTTATGTTTGTATATTACCATATGTACCGTATATGTCAATAGAAAATTAAAGAAAATCTATAAAATATTAGAGAATAACGTTGACAAAATAGAGAACAAGGGATATAATATAATTGTAGCAAGGAGATGGCAGGAAAGGAGATAAGAAATGGAAAATGACGAAATGACAACATTAGAGTTTAAATCAATTATGGAAATGGTCGTGATGATCATTGAGAGCAGTAAAGATAAAGAAGAGGCTCTTGAAAAAATCAAGAACCTCTCCATTTTAAAAGAAAAGAATTAATAACTAAGCGATTGGACACCGAGCAGACTCCTAAACTTCCTGCTTCTGCTCGGTATCTTAAAATAAATAATAGCAGGAAGAAAAAATAAAGTCAACAGTAAGGAGGGAAAAAAGTGATCTCATATAATCCACTTTGGCATACTCTGATAGATAAAGGAATGAATAAAGGTGACTTAATGAGAGAGACAGGCATTAGCTTTGGAACCATGGCAAGTATGGGGAAAAACGAGCCAGTCAACTTAAAGCAGATAGACAGGATCTGCAAAGTTCTTCATTGCAAGATAGAGGATGTTATAGAATATAAGGAAGATTAAATGCTTCCTTATATATATTTAACAAATGTTAGATTCTGGTTACCTGCCATTAACATGCGGGATGCTATGATTATCATATAATGTCACCCAAATAATTATATCAATCAATTATCTGGTTATGAGCAAGTAGCGAAGAGGATGCTTTTATCTGCCTGATAAAAGCATAGTAAAAATATAAAAAAGAGCTGAGAAGTCCTTAATTGGATTTTTCAGCTCTTTTGAAGTATTGATGTGATTTTGGATGAATGAAGGCTCTATTTATTCGGCGTCCGAATTATCGGTATCATAGGATTCGTCGTATGTCTCTGCGTCTGTGTCATCTGAAGCTGAACTGTTTATATCAACG